TTAACCCGCTGTATGACAGAGGATGTAGTGGATACGCAGAAGCTTATGCACTTGCTAACATTGTGTCAACATCAGGGACAATTGTTTCAGCACCAGTACTTCAAGTCAGTACAACAGGCACAGTTAGCGTTGAAACTCCTCTCGTGTCTGACCCAGTTGTCAACGAAGTCATAACGAGACCTAGTAATGTTAGCACATCAGTTCAACAGAATAATACGCAATCTACAACTGAAACTGCCAAAGCAGAATCAAAGGCTGAGAAGAAGGCGGAAGCTAAACCAGTGGCAAAGTCGACTAGAGCTGAAGCTAAGAATGAAGTCACGCAGACAGCACCAGTGATGGTCGATGTGCCGATGCAGACACAGCCACTGATGATTGTCGATATGCTGTTTAGGAATATGGTTAAGAAACCAATACAAGATAATAACAGGAGCTACTACGCTCTGATAATGGGTAGTCAGAAAACACACGAGGAGATGGTAGATGAGCAGTACAGAAAAAGAGATTAGCGTAGCTGGCTTCAGCTTTAAACTAACTAACAAACTCATGGTGATGGTTATCGCTATTGCTCCAGTTGTTGGCGGTGCTTACTGGGGTGCTTTTGAAGTCTACAATGACTATATGTCTATGCGGTCTGCCATCAACAGCTATGTAAGTCCTGACTTTAGTAACTATGACAAGAAGATAGCCTTACTCGAAGAATCGACAGCTAAGGTGAACGACTACACCAGAGACATCAAGAATGACATCAAGAACGATGTTCGCAGACTTGAGAAAGTAGTTGAGCAAGTAGAGCGTGACGGTAAACAGTTGTCTCGTGATGTTGACAAGGACCTTCGTGAGATGCGTAAGGAAACTGACAACAAGATTAAAAGAGCTTTAGATAACCCATTAGCAAATAAGGAGTAAGTATGCTGTCATTAATTTCAACACTAGGTGGACTGTTAATCTCTGGATTACCTAGTGCATTAGGATTCTTTCAAGACAAGTCTGATAAGAAGCATGAGCTAGAACTAGCTAAGATGCAGACTGAGCGAGAGCTACAGATGATGGAGCGAGGCTTCATTGCTCAACAGAAAGTAGAAGAAATCCGCACAGATCAAGTAGAAATGCAGAGTGCTGCTCAGATGCAAAATGCTGCCCTAGACCATGACAAGAAGGTTATGGAAAGAGCATCAACTTGGGTAGTTAATTATGTCGGCACAGTAAGACCTACTGTAACCTATATCTTTGTGGCTGAGTTAGTCGCTATTAACTTCTGGCTATGCTACCAATTATTTAAGATTCCTAACCTAATCAATGGTGTAGATGACTTAACTATTATTGGTGAGCTAATCTTCTCCTCTGATGAAATGGCCATGCTAGGTGGCATCATTGGCTTCTGGTTCGGTTCTAGAAACTGGGACAAGAAGAAGTGAAAGTAAGTCAGAAGTGTATTGAACAGATTAAGAAAGATGAGGGTGTTCGCAGTCGCCCTTATCAATGCCCTGCATTACTGTGGACCGTAGGAGTAGGACATGTTATTGACCCAAACCACGCTAAAGTTAAGTTGGCTGATAGAAAACAATTACCTATTCCTGCAGGTTGGGATAGGGTTCTAAGTGCTGCAGAGATAGACGAGATACTGCGTAAAGACCTTAACAGGTTTGAAGCTGGTGTCTTGCGTCTGATTAAAGTAGAGCTAACACAAGGACAGTTTGATGCCTTGGTGAGCTTTAGCTTCAATGTAGGCTTAGGTAACTTACAGAACTCTACACTGCGTATGAAGATTAATCGTGGTGACTATGAGGGTGCTGCAGAGCAGTTCCTCGTATGGACCAAAGCTGGCGGTAAAGTTCTTAAAGGCTTAGTGATTAGAAGAACCCACGAGAAAGAGATGTTCGAGTCTTAATATTACCGTTCGGGAAAGATTGCTTAATTATTGTGCAAATAACAGCTTTTATTACCGTTCGGGAAAGTTTATAGTTAATCGGTTTTATTCCGATTATCTGTGCAAATCCTCTTTTGAAAAGTGGAATTACATAAAAAAACCTCCCCGAAGGGAGGCTATAAAGGTCTCGGAAGGAGACTACACAAGGAAACTAGATAGAGCAACCACCTGCTGTGCAACTTAGCATCTGAGCTCCTTCGACATTGTCGTCATACTCTTTGAAGTTACTCCAGTCTACTGACTCTGGAACTAACATTCTAAGCTGATTGTACTGTTCTTCAGTGCATTCTTCATAAGGTGCTTGTTTGTAAGTGCCACCATCCATCGGCAAGAACGACACACCAGTAACTTCATCGAAGTGTTTGTAAACCCATGCTCCAACATCCATCCACTCATTCTCTTTAACAGAGATAGTCACAGACGGTTTGTGCTCACAGTAGTGTCTCTGAAACAACAACCATAACTTCAAGTGTTGTAGTGCAGACAAGTCATCACGCAATAGAGCACCATCAGCCACAGCAACAGGGAAACTAAATACTGTTGTTGAATCAGGCTTCATCACGCAAGGCTCTGCAACGAATCCAGACTGAATCATGAACTGTGTTAGTGGGTCTTTGTTATCAGCTCTAACACGACGAATATAGTACTTGCTATGCTGAGGATGAATACCACTCGCAGTCGAACAGAGTTGAGATACAGTCCCTTCAGGCTTGACTGCTGTAACCGCCACAGACTGATTAATGCCAATAGCAGAAGCGAACTCAGCGTTAGTAGTAACAGCAACATCTTTTAGTCTCTCCAATCGTGCTGGTAAGTCAGCATCATCAGGGTTGTTCAACAGTGCGTTATCGCAGATACCAGTCATAGACACACCTAGTAGTGCTTCTTCTTCAGTGTTCTTCTGCCAAATCTTACGCAAGTATGGGAAGTTAGTTAGCGAAGCTTGGAAAGTACCAAGAATTGATGCAACACGAATCTTACGCTCCAAAGAATCCATATCATCATCGCTGCGAACAATACAGCTAGATAGATTGCAGAACTGATAAGGACGAAGAATAATTTCACTACAGGGGTTAGTACCAAAATCATAAGTATCGTCCCTGCGACCGTTCTTGGCTGCTTGTTTCTGCGATGCATCACGACTGAAGATTCCTCTCTCACCTGAATGTGATTCATAGATAGATGTCCACTCACGCATGAACTGACCAATGTACGGCTTCTCTTTGTAGACAGCAGAGTTGTTAGCCAATGCTCGTTGTCCTTGACCGTCCCACCAATTACCAGCCTTAGCATGAGCCATCTTGTCATCAGACAAGTCAGACAATGAAATCATGGCACTGCGTCGTACTCCGCCCACAACAACAACTTCCCCGATTTTACAGAGAATATCATGGCATTCGAGCGATGATAAGCGACGACCAGCTGCCCCTTTGAACTTGGTGATACAAAATCTATAAAGTTCTTCCAAAGGTCCAGGTCCTGACGCTCTTCCACCAAATGTTTTAAGTCTAGCTCCTGCAGGTCTAACTTTGGATACATCGTACTTTGGAATTTCACCAGAATATAAAAGAGCAATGAGCTGTCTAATCGATTTTGCCCATCCTTCTTTAGAATCCGACACAGCAATAGTAGTCTGACTAGCAAACAACTGGTCTGGGACTTCAGGTAGTTTATTGACATATTGTTGCTCCACTGAGAATCCTACACCTGTACCGCATAGGAGAATATACATAGCTTCGTCAAAAGCTTTAGGGTCATCAATCGGTAAGTATGAGCAATTGAATGCTGCGATGTTCTGACGCTCTAGGGCAGGACCAGCAGTCATGATAGCTCTCATTGACGGCATTACTTCTAATTTGTTTACTGCAGACTCTAACTCAGCACGAAGTTCTTTAGTTAAGACATAGTTCTGTTTGTCTTTAAGGTGTTGCTCCATGAAGTCAAAGTATCTTGCTACTGTTTCATTCCAGTGTTCTCTACGACCTACATCGTCAAGGTATCGGCTGTATCTTGATTTAGCGATGAAGTTGTTGTACGGACTCATTGTGTATTGTGTCATTTATTATCTTACTTCCTTCTCTAGTTTATCGGCATTCTCCTCGATGCGGTCGGAGAACTGTTCTACAATGTCTTCGCTGGTGATGTTCAATAGCTCCAACAAGGTTATCTCATCAAGCTCTATAAGACGCTCTTTAATCTCGTGCAGTAATAAGGGCATCTTTTTCTTTCTTGATGAGGTATTCTAAATAGTGCTTGGCTTTTTCGAGGTCTTCTACACCATTCTTATAAGGGTATCGTAGCAGATACTTCAAGACATTACCAGCCCAGAAGTTGAGTTGCCACTCTTCGATGATGTCCCAAGGCTGTATAGCTTTGCGGTAGTGATTACCACCTACTTGCTTAGACATGACATCGCCTGAGTCTTCCTGTCCTTGGCTATAAGCTTTGTAAACCTGCTGGGTGTTTGCAGCCCACTCTTGATAAGAGTCAGCGAGTGTTTTGTGAGCAGGGTCACTATTATAACACATATTTGGCATTGCCACAGGGTTGTCTGTAAATTTATTTGTCATTAAGCAACCCCCTTGATTTTGATACCTTTTTTAATCGCTGTAGTCCCTTGACTCCACGAACCGCAATCACGGCATTGATACCTCTGGTATGTTCCTGTTGTTGCCAAAGCAAATCCACGCTTCTGTATCTTCGTCGAAGCACAGCTTGGGCATACATGATTGTCCGTATTAAGATTGCGATTTGGAAGCGATTTAATCCAAGGAAGAAGCTTATAGTAAAGCTTTTCCAACAAGATGACATCCTGGATGTTGTACTTTTCCATACGACTCCAAGCTGCGTTATCTTTGTCCATACACTTAAGCCAGAGTTCAAATCCTTCATGTTCTACTTTCTTTCCTAATCCTAGTTGCTGTGAGACATAATCTAGTTTGTTAGAAGTAAACCTAAAGTTGCTCCTAACAGTACGCAGTAAATCAATCTTCTTAGAAGGAGATGGTGGATTAAGATTATGTAAGAGAAATTCCTTGTTGAGAATAGGTAAGTCGAACTTATTGCCATTATAAGTAACAAGACCGTCTGCTTGGTCGATAAGTCCATGGATACCTTTCAGCATCTTCTTACGAGATGATTTATGGATTGAGTCAAACACAACTTCTTTATCACCGAGCCACTTAGCACAGTAACAAAGAACTTGCGATGAATCTATCATTTGATTGATGCCGATGTTCTGGTCGAATAAACCCCACACATAGGCGGAGTTAGGACTTGTTTCAATGTCAAGCAATAAGATTCTCATTTAACTTTCTTCTCCCATTGATAGACAAACCAAGGACCTACAACTTCTAAAGCATCAACGACTTTCTGAAACTGCTCTAAGTCTTCCTGTCCCCAGGTCTTTTCTTTGATGTCTTTCTTTAGTGCCTTTGCTGTACCAACAAGACGAGCTGCGACAATATCATCACAGAAGTCGTTATCAACATCTAGTTTAACTTCATTCATATTTTACCCCGCCATCATGTCAAATAATACTTCAGCATCAATCACCGCTAACGGTGCTCTGCCATTCTGTTTAATAATTACAATTGGTTCGTATTTGCCGTGGGACTTTGCTTGGTCGTAGTAGTTGTACACCGCTACCTTAGCTAAAGATTTGCATTCAAACACTGCTGGTATTTCATCCTTAGCTGCTTGAGACATCACGACATCTTCACCGTGAGAACCCATTGGACAACTGCGTAAGTCAAGTTCGCTTAGTTGCGGATACCTTTTTAATAACTCTT